GTCTATGTAAGGGTGGCAAGGATTTTACCCCCCTATCCCCCTTTAAGCGTTGAATTGTGTCTATTCGACAAACAATTAAATTTATCTTTAACATAACACTCACCATTACAATGAGGAAGCTTAGCAGCTACACATAAGCCATAGAACAAGCATGACTCACACTTCTTATCTAGTTCCATGACCAAAACCTCCATCCTCAGTAGCTGTCTTCCTGTCATGGCATGACTTGCACAATGCCTGATGATTGAACCTTGTCCAGAACAATCCCTTGTTCCCTTTGTGTGGGATGATATGATCCACTACTGTAGCAGGAGCACCACAGCGTACACACTTAGGATTACGCTTAAGGAACTCTGTTCTATATGCCCGCCACTTAGCATCATACCCACGACTGGCAGCACTACCACGTTGCTTATCATATTGCTTAGCTTTATCCTTATCGAATGGCCTCCTACTATTTCTAAGGCTTTTATGTTCCTCACAGAATCTATCACTGGTTACATTAGAACAGCCAGGCTTATTGCAGAATCGTTTAGGTTTAGCTGGCATTATCTATTCATCATCCTTTGCTAAATCAATACCAACATAACCAGTTGGTGAAGTATGTTGTCCACAATACTCACATGTTCTACCATCTGTGCGTTTATCATAAGACTTTACTATTTCTGCATGTCCACATGAATGGCACTGATAAAGCAAGTCTAAATTAGGCGCTTGATAAGCTGGTCTCATTCCACTCATTTCCTTCTCATCGCTCCTCCTGGTCCTCTGCCATATATGTCCCGATTCATACCCATAATCTCTTTCCAATTAACCTTTTCTTGCTTAGGTTTCTTTTTCTTAGGCTTACTCTTCTTATTCTTAGAAGAACTATCGACCATCTTTTTTAGCTGCTGCTTTTGTTCTTTGGATAAATGATCCTCAATCTTCATAGCCTCACCTTCTTTAACAAAATAAAAACACCTGTCTTTTAAACAGATGTTTTAAATAAAAGCTACCCTTGCAAATATGTTTGCAAGTATATTTCTTTATATTTTCTTTAATATTTTCTTTAGGAGTTTTGCATATAATGAAGGAAAAATTTTTATCGTATACCAACTGTAGTACGATATCGTATACCAACTGTAGTACGTATCGTATACTAATTGGTGTACTATGTTGTCGTATACCAACTGTAGTACGATGAAACGTTTGTATTAAAAAAGCATCCTCGAAAGGATGGCTTTAGTTTTAAATATTAGATTTCGTAAATAATCATAGCATAATATTGATCTGTTAATATTTCTCCATATGAATAACAATTAAACTTAATGTCTATTAGCCTGAAATCATATTTATCTTCCATAGTAGCTAAAAAATCGTTTATTTTACCCTCTAATTGTGAGATTGATCCAGAATAAAGTAAATTTACTTTCGTCATTTTATCTCCCCCTTTCGCCTAATAAATATGCGAAAGGAAATAATTAGACAACTTTAATCGCTAACCAAATAACGACATAAAAGAAAAGACGGGAACTGAATTTCACAACAGCCCCGTCCACATTCAATTTACACCTAGCTCCAACAATTATAGGTCATTTTTCCGAATAACCTATGCTATAAATTTACCATGTTAAAATCCAAGCAACACGACTTTTACCCGTAATCTTTTTGGAATATTTTCGTATTATTTTAGGAATAATTTCGTACATAATTTGTTTGGTTCAACTATTCATATAAATCCACATCAGCTTTATCTGCAATCAATTCAATAAATTCAACTAACTTTTCAATTTGCTCCTGTAATGGCATATCCCATCTAACAATATTTTCATTAACTCCTATAATACGGCTAACTTTAAAAAATAAAATGTTTTCGTCCATAAGTGCCTCCTATATTTCAAATCTTCGTCACGGCAATATTCAAATTAAGTGCCAACTTATAAAAAGCTTTCCATCTAATTTTGTCGTATGTTTTTCCCGAAATAGGCGGTTGGAATTTATGGTAATAAACATTAAAATCTGTAATGTACTCAGCATCTTCACACATATAACGGGCTTCTATTAAAAAGCGCTCCATTGGAGGTAGTCTTTTCACACCTCGTTCAATACGTTCACAAAATTGTTTTCGTTTTTCACGTTCATCAATATTGTAAGCAGCAATGGATCCTGTTTGATCACCAGTTTGATTTGTTGGACCGTGAAGGCGTGGTTCAGTACTGGCAGTAATGGAAGCTTCTCTTTCTTCGAAAGTTAAATACTTAAAAAGCCTATAATTTGATAAAGCTTTTTCAACTGCAGCTTTTGTTGCATCTCTGTCCAACTCTGGAAGTTCAAAGTCCAATCTTTTCACACCCTTTTAGATAAGCCCCGGGAAAACCCAGGGCTCGCTATTAATCTAGTAGGTCATCATCCGAAGGATCTGATTCATTCTCCTTCTCCTCATCGTTAACATCATCCAGAGACATTTGATTAGGAACTACTGAAGCAACCCCATCTTTATCCACCTTGTACTCAACACCTTCACGATCATCGTCATAAAACTCATCGATACTCATTTGTGATTCTACAATGTGCAGCGTAATGTCGGAACCGGCCTTTTGATAAAAATTGAAAGATTGTTCTGCAGAGGTATCACCTTTTACAATGAAATCCAAAACAGTTTTTTTACTGTCTTTAGTTGTTTTATTGAATTCGCAGGTAAGAGTTTGTTCAACGCCATCAATTTTTAACTCTACAACTTCACGAGTTAATTGATTTATCTCCGGCTTTTTCTCATCATCGCCCTTCACATAAAACTGAATGAGCTCTTTCTTACTGTCCTTGGTTTGTTTATTAAAATGGGCTTTTACGGTTAATTCCATGTTTTTTCACTCCTTAATTTAGTTTTTTTGAATATTAGTACGCTTTTCCACCATGTTTGTAAGTCCTTGATTTGTTATACTCCATCTTTTCCTCAATGGCTTTTTCCAGGTTAAGATTTAAGGAACCGCAGAGGTCGAAAATTCTAATGCAAACATCAGCTAATTCTTCTGTTACTCTATCCCAACCCTCACCACGTCTGTCCGCTTCCATTGCTTCGGATACTTCCCCATGAATCAAGCAAAGAATAGTACCCATTTCCCTTGGTTGATCATGCCAGCCTTTACTTTTTGCTGTTTCAAATGCTGCTTTACATAAATCGTTAATAGACATTTTTATCCTCCAATTTGTTCTGGGCTATTTGACCAAACCATCAAACACCCTAATCCATATCCATGTTCTTTTATCTCACTTGCTTTTACCCAACCACGACTTTCATGATCGGAGATTACTTTTTTGATAGATGTGTCTGTAAGACCGAAAACGATCTTCTTTAACTTCCTTGGTTGATCAGTCTTCCAGCTGCCCATTATTTCGCCTTCTTTTTAGTGGGTTGCAATATTGCCTGTATTACTTCTGCCTGATGCCCTAGCAGAAACCGATATACGTTCTTTTCCATCCAAATTTCTTGAGCAATTTGCGCTAAAATAAAAGCATCAACCACGTTATCACTTTTATGTTCAAATCCGTAATGCTCTTTAACAGCAGTCATTACTACTTTTTTCTTTTGTGGGCCCGTTAATCTTTTCTTGCTCCCTTTTTCTCCGACCCATCCCGTAACGCCCACGAATTTTTTAACTGCGTTTGGGGCAACCTCATGATAATGGAGTTTCCTTTTGAATAGCTCATTCCTAATACCATGATGTAATCCTCCAGCAAACATGGCTCGTTGAGTGTCATAAGGAAACCCCTCAATACAAATTAAGTCTCCGGGCTTTACATGGGCAATAATTTCATCAATAAGTGTAATCATCCTTCTTGGATCCTCAGAGCCTACACCAGTAAGCTCCTTGGCCCGGATGACTTGTCCACTTTCATCAAGAGCAACAAAACCTGTTTTAGTTGATGGATCTATTCCGACGAATCTCATCTTTTTTCCTTCTTTCCTGCAGCTCATATGCAGCTGCATAACGATCTATTAATCTGTTACCTTCATTGGTTGCAATTTCATATAATTGTTCTTTAGTAGCTTTTGATAGATCCATTTTTATCTCCATACACTTAGAACAATCCGCCTCTCCTACGTTTAATTTTTCCTATCCTGGAAAGATGCATAATGCCAATAATAATATCTCCTTGATCCCGTTCGAAATAATTTGCAGCATATTTAATACTTAGCCCTCGTTCCCAAATGATTATTAGCTCGCGTAATTCAGACCAGTCCCATAAAAAATCGAGGAACTCCAAAATGATTACGAATGGATAACGATACCTTATATCCTCGCTTGTTTTTAGATGGAGTAGAGCAAGTAATACTTCGTCTGGATCTCTATCAAACTCATAGACCATTTCTTCTACTGCTAACCCTTTTGCCTTCATGCGTTTTAATCGTTTTAGGTCTTCTCTGTGCCAGACGTAGTTTAAAGAATCCAAAACAATCACACGATTCATTCTCGGCTCACGAAAAAAGTCTTCATTTTTTGCTGTTACGGTTATCATGAACTTCACCGTTCCTCACTTTCTTGATAATTCCTTAAAGTGCTGGATCCACCCCTGAAATAAAAGCCTAAATTCGTTAAGTCCTGTGTCCCGACCTTTTGCAATGGTCTGCTGAATTACTTTCCCACCTGTTTCAGTGTCATTTGGATCATGCCAGAGAAATTCAACTACATCGGCATCCTGCTCAATAGAACCAGATTCTTTTAGGTGCGAAAGTTGTGGCTTGGATGCAACTTTTTCAAAATCCCGGGACATTTGAGACAGCATAATAAAGCAGCAATTAAATTCCCGGGCAATGCGTTTAGCCTCTCCAGTAACTCTCCCGATAGCTTCTGCCCTAGTCTCACCTTTTACTTTTGGTATGTTCATGATTTGTAAGTAATCAACAGCGATAACAGCAATCTTTCCATGTTTCTTTTTGAATTGCCTTGCTGTTGCCCGAACCTCATCAATGGTTACTCCGGCACTATCTTGGATAAATATTGGCAAGTATTCAAACTCTTCATATCCCATCTTTAATAGGTCTTTTTCTTGCTCAGTTAGAGTTTTATTTTTTATTTTCTGATACGAAATTCCAGTTGTATTAGCCAAAAATCGGTCTTTTAATGAGTTGTTATCCATTTCCTGAGAGAAAAGCATTACTACTCCATCATGTTGTTTGGCTACACCAAAAAGTCTTTGAAGTAGCATGGCTGTTTTTCCAACAGATGGACGTCCAGCTGATACGAATAGCCATCCTCTCCATAGCCCTTTTGCCCAATTATCAAACTGAGGGAAACCTGTTTTAATGAACTCAGCTTTTTTTGCTAAATGCTTAAAATACTCTTCTTTTGTTTCTGAGAAACTTAGCATCTTAGCATTCTCTTTTGGTCTCATTTCAGCAACAAGATTCTCAATCATGGAAAAGAATTCTTCGTCTGATTCATAATCATCGCGGGACATGCCAGTAATAATAGCCCCCATGTTTATAGCTCTTCTTTCTAATGCCTTCGACCTTACCATTCGTGCATAATATTCGACGTTGGCAGTTGTTGGACAAGAAGCTGACAGCTGAGAAAGATATGAAACACCGCCCATTTCTTCAATCCGGCCAAACTTAACATAGGTTTCTGTAACAGTGACTATATCAACTGGCTGCCCTTTTCTCTCCAGGTAGCGCATAACTTTATAAATTTGTTGATGTCTAGGTAAAGAAAAGTCTCTTTCCTCTAAAAATGTAATATCATCAAGCACATTAGCATCTATCAAAACTGCACCTATCACTGATTGTTCCGCAGCAAAATCATTTTCTCCAATCGAATTCATTTGGATCACCGCCATCCAGTATCCACCGTTGAAATTCAATTTCTTTATCTCTGGTATCTTTAATTACTTTTCTCAAAGGTTTAACCGGCTTTTTTGTCGCATTCATTTTTATAGCAAGCTCACCGAACTTTTCCCTAAGCTTCTTTGCAGATAATACATTGGTCTTCCAGAATTCATCTTTTGTTACCCAATCCATAACATCTTTGGCTAAACGTTTATCCACTTCATCGATTTCAATCAGTTTTCTAAAATCATCAGCCCATTTTTGCATATTGGCTTTTTTAATAAGATGTTCAACACCTGCATCCTTGGCAACGACCGATACTTTCTCATGGAAGTAAAGAGCCATTTTGAAATAGGTATTGTTTTCATCGTATTGTTTGGATGAACGTTTTTTTGGCTTTTGTTCAACAGCCTTCTTAGGTGTTTCTGGAGGATCTTCTTTCAAAACTGTACGATCACTCCACTCATCGTAATTTTTGTTAAATCTCAAAATTCTCCCCCTCCTCGGACCAATCCCAACAACACTTATAATCTTGCGATCTATAAGAATAGTTAGTTCTTTATTGGCATGGCTTTTCGTGCTGTTTATTGCGTTAGCCAAAAACACCAGCGTTATTTCATATTCTTTTCGGCTAAAGCCATATGTATAACGCCATATCACCAAAAGAATGCGTAACTGTGTGCCATTGAGATCGGTCTTTGAGATGTGCTCTAATATCTCATTAGCAATCCTGGTATATCCTTTTTCAGTTTGAGGGTTTGCCATGAGTAATCATCCGTTCGATAGTAATTAAATAACCTGAATTTTATAATGTGTTTCAGCTCTTAAAGCTTTCTTGGTAAGAGCTCTTTTAACCGTCATTTCAGCCAGTGCAGGCATGTTATTGTGGCTTGATAAATGTGTTAGGTATATTTGCTCTCCCACACCCATAACGAGCTTAGAAAGGGCATCTGCTGTCTGCTCATTGCTTAAGTGGCCAACGTGAGAAAGTATCCTGGCTTTCACGCTATTTGGATAAACTGAAACTTCAACCATGTTTGGTTCGTGATTAGCTTCAATGATGTAAATATTTGAGAATTCCATAGTGGAAAGCATTTCTTTATCTACATGACCAGTATCCAAACAGATTGAGCATTTTTGACCTTCATAATCATGTATTGTGTATCCTACTGGATCCATGGCATCATGATGAGTTTTAAAGGATTGAATGTACCAGTCATCAAAGTTAAAATCCGAACCTGTTTTAAATGGTCTTTGTAGATCCTCATCCACACCTTTTATGGATTTCCATTCACCTTCTCCGGCAAAAACAGGAATTTTATATTTGTTTGCTAATGGTAAGCCTTTTACATGGTCTGAATGGGCATGAGTTATGAATATAGCCTTTATTGAGTCCGGCCGAATACCTACATCAAGCAAACATTTCTCTATTTTCGTTTTGGCAATACCGGCATCGACTAGAATGGTAGTTTGAGGGGACCGGAGAGCAATGCAATTACCCCCAGATCCACTAGCTAAGATATCTACTTTCATAGATGTTCGCCTTCATTGTCCGCAATCATCATGGCGTAATTGGCGATATTGGCACAGCGAATAGTGATTTCATGTTTGTCCTTATCTACCTTACGAAGCTCCAAACATAGAGCAGTTAAATTTTTATTAAGCTCATTAGATAAAAATTGATGATATTCTTTATGCCAGCCTTTTTTATGCTCATTAGCTTCTAACTGACTTTCCATATCAAATGCGAATTCTCGGACGACTTTTCTTGGCATTGGTTTGGGATCCATTTGCTGAACAAAATTAGCTATTTCTTCACCAAGCTCATAAACCATGATGCAATCACGGTCCCCGCCTATTCTTAAAGCAATCAGATCAAAATCATCCTTATTCCAATATGTTTCATACAAAGGTCTTGCCTCAAAGGCTTCCTTTGCTTCCTGGACAAATGACAAATGTTGTTTAGTAATTTGGTTAGCCATGGTTACTCACCTCAATCCAACAGATCATCATCAGATGAATTTTGTGCTTCCTGCATATCAATTTGCATATCCAATAACTGACTTAATCCAACTAAGTCTGAAAGTGATCCTTTAAAGCCTGGAACGTTCTTTTCCATATAAGCTTTTTGCTCTTCTTTTGGAATGCCTAATTTTTTGAACTTCTTCGAGATTTCCGAACGAGCTGCTTTAATTTTTGCTGCTTCATCCTCTATTTCATTAATTACTTGCTGAGTTGCTTCTTTTGCATCGTTATTTGGTGTAATGTCCTTGCGTTCCCTAGGTTGATATTCAGGAATTGAATTTCCCTGGTCTTCATGACCGATGGTTTCATCTTCGAATTCAAGACCATACTGACGTTTAAGAGCCCTTTGCTGTACATGTTTGCCAAACATATCTGAAGTCCATTTGTTCCAGTTATCCTTGTTTTGACCTGTAAACATATGTGATATTTCGTCAATGTCCATAATCACTGTTACAGGTTTATAACCTTCACGGTAGGCAATTGAGTAAGCGCCGATTATCTTGCCGCGGGGAAAACCAATTTCATGAGTAACGACTTCAAGCTCTTTTGTTTCTTTGTTCATAGCAATTTTAAATTCATCATTTTCATGGACCATCTGAGTAACAGGAGGCTGAAATCCTTCCTGCTCCCTGGCTTTTGCTAAATAAGCCTCAGCTGCAAATTGAATTCGAGCAGTATTACCATATTTGATGAAAAAGATTTCATTTTTAAATGGATCTAGCTTGTATGATGCAGCCTTATGAGCAAACAATAAGAATTCTGAATCTGTTGCAGTAGGTGCGATGGATGTACGAATTACCTCCAATACTGCTGGAGCAAAAGCTTCCGTGATTTCTGGCGTTAACGGTAAAGTTGATAATTGATTTTTAGACATGTGTTTTCCCCCTAAATAGAAATTGTTTTAATTCTTCCAGTTTCACGATGTACAATAGTAATTTGATCAGATTGATTTTTGACAATGAGCCAATTCTTTGGATTCAGTCCAACCTCTATAAATAACTTTCTTTGATTTCGAGTTGGTGTTTTACCATTTTTCATTCGGCTACCTCTGATTCAATTTTCAATTCTTGACCGTCAATAACACGGGAAATAATTAACTGTCCTTTCGGCTGCTTAAACTTCGTGATGCTTTCAGCATTATCAACAAAGCATGGAACAACTAAATCACTTTGCTGGGAAAGAACATCTCTTACTTCAAGACCTGCCTTGATTCCCTCCGAAAGAGAAAGCTTGCTATATGGCTTGGTGTCCATTTCAATTTCAAATGTTGGCTTAAGCTCTCCGTTTTTTTGTTCATTAAATAATCGAACAGATAATGTATCGAAGAGGGCTTGTACTTTTTCACCTTGCATTTCAGCTTCTTTTGCTCTAAATGCCTTGATGCTATCCAGGATAAAAATAGACTCATTTAATGACTGTAAAACTTCTTTTTCCTTTTCTTTTGCCTCGTTCACCTGTTCTTGCAATCTTTCAAACTGTGAATAGGATTGAATAGACACTCGTAATGGTTGACCCTTTTCATCTAGTTCTTTAATTTGTTCCCTGATTTCAGTCCCACCAATATATTCAAGTCCGGCAAGCTGCTCTTTTAATTGATTCCGATGCGTGACCAGTGCAGAATGATTTAATCTGTACTGGTCTATGCGTTGTTCTTTATCGGCTTTAACAGCTTCAACCGATTCCGCATCAAGTGGACGCTTGCATGTACGGCAGGTGTCTTCAATCATTTCATTTTTAAGAGATGGCCAACGCTCTTTTGACATATCAATCTGGTCCTGAATATTGCGGATCCTTGCTTGTAAATTATTAAACTCTTTATTTTTTTCAAATGCAGAATCTAATTCGTTTTCTAACTCCCGCACTTTCCTATCAATTTGGGCTAATTCAGCCTTCAATGAATCAATTGGTACATTTGCATTGGGTAGTTGCTCTAATTGCTCTTGAAGCGTTCTAGTGCGACTTTGTACTGCGATATATTCTTTATCTTTTTTATTTTTGTTATCTTTATGGATTTTCTCCAAGTCTTCTAAACTATGCTTTTTAAGATGTTGCGCTAAGACATCAGATTGAGCCTCTGGAAGCCGTTTTGAGACCTCTTTATTAGCTGGGGCTGTAACATATCTAAGAAGTAATTCACGTTGTTTTTCCCAGTGTAGAGAAGGGAAATAAGACGGATTAAGCAGAGACATAAATAAATCTTTATCAAATAACTGGTCTCTCAGTTCATCAAATTCTTTTGCTTTGCTTGGGACCTCGTTTATGTAGTACTGTGCTTTGCCTTTCTTAAGTCCCCTGCCAAGTAAAACTGGTTTTTCATCTACCATAAGTAGAAGTTGTACTAAAGTTTCATCAGCCGCATAAGTTATTGGTGTAGGATCTATCTTGCCTCCAAATGCATCTGTACCGTAAAATAACCAACAAGGGCATTCCACAACAGTGGATTTTCCTTTCGCGTTATCTGCAGAGATCTTGGTCAGGTCGCCAAACTTAACTTCAAGGTCTCTGTGAGATTTATAATTTTTTAGAGTTAAAGTTTCGAATTTAATTTCCACGGTTTTTTCCTCCCTATTAACTTCTTAATCTAGTGGATGTTCCATCATGTAACCGACAGTAACAACATCCCTAAGGTTTGTTGAATACTCTATAGCTTCATACTTTGTATATAAATCACCATCGGATAAGTAACTCAAAACCTCCTTACTTATTAACATTGTTATCCCTCCTAAAAATCATTTCCCCAGCTGCAACATCATTAATTTCTTCATTTCCGCAGTTCGGACACTTGATTTCTGATTGATCCTCAAATGCCATTTCAACTGCAAACACCAAAATACAGTCATCGCATTCATAAATGTGTACTGGAATATTCATTTTTTCACCCCTATTCATAAACCGTAATAGAAACTTCAATGCGATCTGATTCCACGTTATCCTGTATCAATTCCATAATTTCTTGTTTTGCCATATGGATGAACTGTCTTTTATGGAATGGAGATATACTATTTAACTGTTTGATTTCTTCAGGTTCTAATGTGTATTGAATTTTAATAATAGTTTCGAATTTTAATATGAGCACCTCCATTTAACTACTCGACTAATCCCCAAACCCAACCAACTGCCAATAATAAAAACGCTAATCCGAAAATGATGATTCCTGTCATGACATAACCCAAAATAATCACCCCTTTACTTTCAATATTTCATTCCACTGTTTCATGCAATAAAGAATGATGGCTTTATCTTTCAATTCATACCCAGTTCTAAAATTATTTAGTAACCAAGTAGGCATGCTCACTATGAATCACCCCCTTTAGATATTCCTTGAATCGATCATCAAGTTTCGCCAAGTGGCTAAAAAGAGAAGGCTATTCCGCCTTTGATGTTTCTTCTTTTGCCCATTTTTCGTATTGTGGTATTTTATCTTCCAGCGTTATTTGGCCACGAACAATTACTCTTCTTACACCCGGTGGAATTTCTGACCAGCCGATGAATTCTATCCATTCGGCTAACTGTTTTAAATCTTCTTTAGCCTCATCCACTTTTTTTTGCCATCTGTTCATTTTTCTCACCTTCCTTTTTCATTTCCTCAATGATCCTGGGATGAGAATACTTAGAAAAGAATTTGCACATTTCAATATAGGTATCTTCAGGAATGTTTGGTGGAGTAATAATGATTTCTTTATCGATTACCACTCGTTTTCCCCCTTCTTATAAAGATCTGTAAATTGGACAAAATACATTAGGTTGTTTTCATATCCCCTTACCCTTTCAAGCGGATTTGTCACCATCACTTTCAAAAAGATATTCAATATCAAGATCAGGAAAGAAATGGCGCTTAATCTTTAAGGCCTCTTTAAACGAAAAACCATAATGGCCGTTTAACTTGTCAATAACAGTTGCATATCGGACGTCCAAAAAATTTGCTATATCAACAGGTTTTATACCGAAACGAGCCATCTCGGCTTTTAAATTTCTAAGCACGATTTTTCACCACCTTTTTGCGAATGAACGCAATTGCGTTCCGTTGATAAGCTAAATATAAACGCAGATTCGTTCATTGTCAATAAAATTTTATAAAAAATAAACGCAATATCGTTTTTTGTTTTACGTACGCGATTGCGTTATGTATGATATTTATATACGAAATATCGTACAGCTTTATAGAAAGGGGATTCTGGGGAATTGGATAAAAGAACGAAAATATTAGATAACCTAATTGGGAAAACTGGATTAAGCAAAAAAGCTTTTGCGGAAAAGGTTGGTTTGCCACCAACCACATTACGATCAATGTTAGAAAGAGGTATTGGTAATGCATCTGTCGATAATGTAATTAAAGTTTGTAGAGGGTTAGGGATTACAGTTGATGAACTGGATCAAATGGCTACAAATAACAAACCAAACGATGAAGACAAGCTACCTGATTTAACTAAAAAAGATGAACGAAATATCAAAAAGGAATTAGAGAAGATTATTAACGATTTAGATAGTAAAAACAGCTATGCTGCGTTTGATGGTCAAGGTATAGATGAGATGGATGAAGAGGATAGAGAATTACTTAAATCATCTTTAGAAAATTCTTTAAGAATAGCTAAACGTATTGCTAAAGAAAAATTCACACCTAAAAAATATAAAAAATAGGGGTGCGCATCGTGGAAATAAAGGAAAGGGTCAATTGCCTCATCAAAAGACACAACACAAATTGCCCATTTAAAATAGCAAAAAAAATGGGCATTCAAGTAATATACGAACCACTAGGGAACACTTTGGGCTACTATAGTAAGCATTTTAGAACTAAGTTTATTCATATTAATGAGCGCGTTGATGATAAAAAAGAACGTTTCATTTGTGCGCATGAACTTGGACATGCCATTATACATCCTGATTCAAATACTCCGTTTTTACAGAAACACACTTTTTTGTCGACACAGAAAATTGAAGTTGAAGCAAATACTTTTGCGATGGAACTATTGTTCAGTAATCATCAAGATGGCACTATTACTCTAACTGAAGCTATTGAAGAATATGGAATACCTAAACAATTAGCTTTATTAAAAAGTTTAGGTTAATTTTTTATCCTATAATACGAACATTCATTCTATTTTTTGGAGGTACAGATTTATGACAATCGGTATATATATCCGCGTTTCAACTGAAGAACAAGCTCGTGAAGGATATTCAATACCAGCCCAAAAAGAACGATTGACTGCTTATTGTAATGCCTTAGGATGGGAAGATTTTAAATTTTATGTGGATGAAGGAGTATCAGCTAAAGATACTAACCGCCCTAAGCTCCAGTTACTTCTGGACCATGTGAAAGCAGGATCTATTTCAACGATTTTAGTTTATCGCCTGGATCGTTTTACGCGTAGGGTTAAGGATCTTCACAAAATGCTGGAACTACTAGAAAAACATCAATGTGCTTTTAAATCCGCTACAGAGCCATACGATACTTCCACAGCGATGGGTAAACTATTTATTACCATTGTCGCTGCCCTAGCCGAGTGGGAGACTGATAACCTTTCAGAGCGTGTAAAAATGGCATTAGAGGAAAAAGTAGTACAATCCGGTGAACGTGTAGGAAATATCCCTTATGGATTTGATTTATCCGAGGAAGAAAAATTAGTGAAAAATAAAAAACAAGCCCCAGTGGTTCTTTATATGATTGATAAGTTTAAGTCTGGGATGTCTGCCAATGCTTTATGTAATTTTCTTAATAAAACTAATAATGATCGTGTGTGGCATCCAAATGGAATTTTACGTATTTTAAAAAATCCTGCCTTGTATGGAGCCACACGCTGGAATGATAAAGTAATCGAAAATACACATGATGGATTTATTACCAAACAAGATTTTTTTAAGATACAACGAATGCTCGAGGATCGTTCTTTACATCATAATAGAGATGTTCAAAGTATTTATTTATTCCAGGGTGTTTTAATCTGTCCACATTGTAAGAAAATCCTTACTGTTAACAGGTTTATTCGAAAGAAAAAAGATGGATCTAAAAATGTTACAGTCACTTATAAGTGCCAGTCGTGCTATAAGGCAGGCAATACCATGGAAACCATTGGAGAATATCGCTTTCTTGAAGCTCTGTATGAATACATGAAACATGTTGAAATTAAAAATCTTGAACCGATTGAAATTAAGGATGAACATGCTATTCTTCTTGAACAATTAGATACTATTGAGAAAAAAAGATCTAGATATCAAAAAGCTTGGGCAATGGGGCCGGAATTTATGACTGATGAAGAATTTGAGAAATTAATGATGGAGACTAAACCTATTTATGATGAACTCAAAAAAAAATTAACTGAATATAATGCCCCGGTACAAATAGATACCGAGGCATTAAAGAAAATTGTTTTCATGTTCAATAAAGATTTTATGTCTTTAACTCAAGAAGAAAAAAGATCATTTGTTTCTCAGTTTATTAGGAAAATAGAATTTAAGTTAATCAAACAGCCACCTAAAGATAAACGAAATAAGAAAGGTAAAAGTTTAATTATTATTACGAATGTTGAATTCTATTAATCTGTGTATTGATATTTACATAACGTTAAGGACCCCTAACGTTATGTAAATACAATTAAACTTTATTATAATAAAACAACTTCATTAGGCAATTTCTCACATAGTTGAGCAAACTCTTTTTTTCTTTTTTCGCTTTTGGTAAATATGCATATCTTCGGCTGCAGGTTAAATTGCTTCCGGATCTCCGTCCACATCTCTTTGTACTTTTCAATTTTTTTTCGATTATCCTGCATCGTCCTGGTGTTATCTATTTCGATTAAATACACATAGCCGTCACGCTTAAATACTGCATCAGGGATAATCTTTTTCTTCGTTGCGACTATTAACCCTTTGACCTGAATTGCAAAGCTAAATTCTTGTTCCTGTTCAGTCTCAATTATATATTCACGTTGCCAATCCACAGGACAGTTATAATAAATAAAAGCATCGTTTGCTAAAAGCATGTGATCAAATAAAACTGATTTTTTTATTTCTTTTTCCGATCCGATTAACTGACGACCATCTTTATTCAGATACACAAGTTTCTGCTGGCTCCTGAATACGTGAAGATACGGTTCCAATTTGCTGATCACTCTGCAGGTATGCCGATAAGTGCCAATCTTTAATATTTCATGCAGCTGTTTCACACTGACTACTCCCAGCTGGTCAATCACTGACAATATCTGTTCCGTTCTTGCCAAGTTCATGTAAAAAACCTCCTATTTGTTTGTCGCTGATATATGGACATTGAATTTCTGTTTTTTGAGCTAATTTATAAACAGCCCGGCCTGGGGTAGGATCTATTTCAGCAGCATCATTTGAATCTAAAATAACCCGGCTCCCTATTGGTTCGCCTATATAAAATGACAATCTTGCTGCCATGTTTATTTTTATTTGATTTGGAACTGCTTCAACTGTGGGATACTGAGTTGCAAAAATAAGCCTATAACCTAATCCTCCACCTTTACGAGCAATTTCGCTTAGGTAAGTTTGACATAAAAATGCTAAAGGTTTTTGCTCTTTGGTAACTAATTTTGGTCCAAGATCGGCTCCCTCATCAACAATGATGAAAGTTCTTTCTTTTAATGGGGTATCACAAATATTATTCCAACCATTTTTTTTGAATCGTTCCTCATCAAGCTTCATTAATTGATAAACATGATCCAACGATTTAGCAGCTTCCACAAGATCACATGCAATTACCTGAACTTGTGGAAGGTTTCTGTATTTCCAAAATTCTAAACCGCCTTTTAAATCTAAAATGATGAATCGTACACGATCGGGATTTGATAATAAAAGCGTTGTAAACAAACTCTTGAGAAAAACAGTTTTTCCAAATCTGGTAGTTCCGCCTACTAATAAATGTGGATAGTGCTCGAAATGATGGTACATAACTTTTCTTTTCTTACCGATCGGGACCATCCACGAATGATGATATACATGCTTTTTATTGTATTCCCAATTACCTAAAGTTTTGTTTGGGATAAGCGCTGCCCCTGCTATTAGGACAGGCGGTATAAACCATTCCAGCATGACATTCTCCTTTACTGTGTCCTGGTCAGTGTCTTTGTCAATAGGTTGCATTGTCTCTGATTAGGTCACATTTAATATTTTCAAGTCTTTATGGTCTGTTTTAACTGGTCACTTTGATTGCAACTAAGAATACTTACGTATTCTTCCTTCCCTTCCGCTTCTCCGAACCGTCAGTGAAGGCTGCACCTGGAATTTATAAATACACCTCGTTTTCTTCTGCCCATTCCTCTATGCAGTCCTCACAATAAGGACTGTTCATATATTCATCTTTTTGGCATCCACATTTTTCACAGAATTCGTTCATTTTAAAAATAACCCCTTTCAGTTACTGAATAGCCACAATGTAAACATTCGGTTGTTTCAACAATATATTCATCTGTATCTAAATCATCATGGTCATAAGTAGTACACCAAGCATCATGACCACAAACCGGACAATCTCCCATTTTTTATTCCCCCTTAAAAAAATAATTTACTTAGATGTTGCAATAGATAAAGCATCCCTCCATATTTCGTTACTTCAAGAGCGAGTTTTATCATATCTTCATTAACCTTAATACCAAACCAGCTAAGAGCCGATACCACGCACAAACTGCCGCCAGCAACTCCAATGCTCACCATTCCGAATGTGATCGGATCCATTTTGAAAACCTCCTTTGTCAGTGATTGATACAGTGTATTAGGCAGTGACCTATTAAATGCGTGTCTATCACAAAAAATTGTGGAAGGATTAAATATTATTTTGTGGAATGTTATAGTTGAGGTGGTAATAAATGCTAAAAAGTCGCATAGGGATATTGCTGAGATCATCAAAATACAGGAGGGAATTCATTCAAAAAGAATTGGGTATTAGTGCAAATACATTAACTAATTGGTGTTCAGGGAAAACCTATCCCCCGATTGATAAAGCATTTAGGCTTGCCGAATTATTAGAGATAAAAATTGAGGATCTATATGAAAGGGAGGAAGAAAAGTGAAGAAAAAACCAATTTATAAAAGATGGTGGGTATGGGCGATTGTGGTTGTGATTATCGCGATTATTGCTAATAGCCAAGAAAACTATGATAATTCATCCACTGATAATACTAAACCAACTTCATCGGCACCAAAACAAGAAGCGAAGCCCGTTAATTCAAGTCCGAAAACAGACAATCAGCAACAACAAGCCGATAAAGATAAACAGGAAGCTGCCGATCTTAAAAAATATTTTGATGATAACATGGCTGAATCTTCATGGTACCCACTTATCAAAACTATCGATATTTCTAACGATAATGTTTTTATACGTACTTCCGCACCGGTTAATGGTAAAGATAAAATAGCAGGAATGAATAATGCTGTGTGGGGATATACCAACCTAAATGGAAGTAAATATAAAATTAAAAGTGTAACTATTTATGCTGAAAATGGTCATCCGCTTTTAAGTGAGGATAATCCGAAGCAATAATAAAAAATAAGCCCCTCCAAACGGAAGGGCTTTTTACTTAAAAAAGTAATCATCTTAGAGGAGAATTAACTAATGAACATAACGATTAAGGTTATTTACAGAGGCTATGAAGCCAGACTTATGCGACGTGGATCTTTCCCGGTTAATTCATTTGAGTTTGAGATTGATCCAGACCAAGAAGCTGCGCGAGTAGCATATGAATGGATTAAACAGATTCGAAGAGAAGGGCATATTGAGGAAATTATTGAGGTTTTTTACAACGGTGAAAATGACATAACTGAATTGGTTAAAGAGATAGATGGAGCCCCTCTCGAGTGAGAAGGGCTTTTGGATTTTTTATTTTTTATTGGAATTATGTTTAAATCGTGAATAACTTGTATTAAATTAAAATTAAAAAAGGAAGGTGATAAATTGAGTTCATTTGACTTTTTACCCGCATTAACTTCTATTCATATATTTACAGAAAAGAACTCTAATCAATTAATTTTAGTACCAAATACGAGTAATAAACTTCGTATTTCCTGTACTATTAGTGGTTTAAACCGAAGGACTGTTGAAATTATCCATGAAAAGCCTGATTATTTAGCTATTTACTTTACATTGTTTCATCAATTTGGCGGAAAAGAAACAACGATTGTAAGAAGGTATATGCTTGAATATGATCCTGAACAGGAAGATAAATATGATGACATTGAGGAAATTGACATCGATATACCTATAGACGATGATTTCTCTGAAATTGACTTTGTGCTTAATTACTATTTTTTACAAATAAGCATAACTCATAAACATCCTGGAGAGATGGGTATATCAGAATCAATTCGTGTCGGGAAAATTTTTGAAACAAAAATACCTTTTATCATTCAGCCTAAAGAGGTGCAATAATTTTGGCAAAGGTCCAAGAATTATCTGAGTTCAGAAATAGTAAAATTTCAAGAAACAATGGTGGAGGTGATGATGGCATGAGTGATTTAGAGAGAAGAGTACAAAATCTAGAAGTAGAAGCACAAAAAATGCGAGAACAATTAAACGAAATTAAGTATCAAAATAATATTATTTCGTTAAAATTAGAAAATGTAGTTACAAAATCTGATTTACTACAATTTCAAAATACAGTTACATCATCTCAAGCACAATCTTTTAATCAACTTCCATCAGTAAGTGAAATAAAATTAATTGTTTCCGAAGAAATGAAAAAAATTCCATCTTCCAACGATATTAAAAATATCTTGAATGATACCATAAAAGACAAGAAACTAATGACAGAGACACAAGTTGAAAATGTCATGATGAAACAAAGAAATTCCACTATAAAATGGGTTATTGGAACGGGTATTGCTATAGTTGCAGCTGTTGCAGGAGTTTTAAAACTATTTATCCATTAAAGCTTAAGTTAACAAAGCCCCTCTCGTGTGAGAAGGGCTTTTTGTTATTTTATCCTCAACTTTTGACCAGGATAAATTGTGTATTTGCTATTTAGCTTATTCCAAGTTTTAATCTGTGCTGATGTGGATCCGTAACGCTTAGCAATTACAGATACTACATCACCTTTTTTAACGGTATAATAAACCGCTTTGCTTGCAGCTGGTTGAGCAACGGTACCTGTTAATTTAAGGACCTGGCCAACTCGGATGAAGTTTTTATTTTTAATCCCATTAATCGATGCCAAGGTATTTACAGTCAGGCCATACTTAACAGCGATCTTACTTAGTGAGTCGCCAGACTTAACCGTATAAGTCGATGGTTTTTCCACAATTGGTGTCGGTTGTTTTACCGTCTGAACTGGTGCCGGAGCAGGTGAGTTTGTCGTTAATGGGCTGTTATCAGTATTCACTTTTGCCGGCTTAACCCCGCTTTTTAGTTTAGACAACAGGGCAAGGTTTTGGGCTGATGAACCAGTATAACCGGTAATGCCATACTGTTCAGCCAACTTTGCACGATTGGTAAATGAGGCATCCATATTATTTGCTTTCATCCAGTCCACAAGAGAGAGAATCTGAATCTGTCCAACATCACCATTAGGAGTTGATGATTGCACTTGTTTTGTATATTTTCCTGCATAATCTTCAGATGCATCTAATCTCCCATATCCGGCCATTCCTGTCCAATTAGATGTCCACTGCCAAGCGCCGCGGCCGTTACTAAAATTAGCTGTTGGTTGTCCTGGTTGTGGATTATAAGGATATGCAGCAAGCCAAGGCTTATCGATGCTTAGATTTTTAGGTTGTAACCGGCTGTTATAAAAATAAGAACCTGTATAAATATCAATCTTGGAATATCCTAAACTTTTAAGTTCAGATACAAATGTATTGGTATATTCCGTTAACTTGGCCGGGTCACTGGATAGATTCGTTGCTTCTACGTCACAAACCACATAACCGTCAGTCTTTTTATTAAAACCAACAAGCTGGGCTTTTTTATCGAACCAATCAGCTTCAGCTTTTGCACTGGCATTGCTTGTAAATCTGGCAAAGTGATAAGCATGCACAATCATACCAGCTTGCTTGGCATTGGCCACGTTAACTGATGCAGCTGGATCTACATAATATTCTCCTTCAGAAACCTTAATGACTACAGCATTGACATCACCTTGTTTCAAAGTTTGATAAAATGCCAAAGGTAAACCTGCTTCGGCATTATGATGGGAAACGTCAATGAAATCAACATTAGGCTGTTGTGCAAAAGATGCCCCTACAAAAGAAAAAGCCAGCCCTGTTGTTAGAGCTAGCCCACATACTGATTTAATTAATTTGTTCAACTTCTCCATCCCCTTTTTTTAAACTGTTGGATTATTTGTAGTTGAATCATTTGATGTTGTAGTTACGGTTGCGATTTGATACACTCCGCAGGATGCCATACCAGCAATTGCACCGGCCATAATCATTTGGATAACTGTGTATTGGATATTAGGTAAAAACGCCGAAACAAAGCCGATTAGAATGCCGGAAATTAATGCAATTAAAGGATAAAAGTTGCTTTTCATTTTTGGAAATGATTTTTTTACTACACCAACCAACGCATTTGTAAAAGGTACAATCGCTAATGCAATAATTAATAATTGTGTGATTTGGTTATTCATTTCTCATCTCTCCCTTATTTTCAATGAAATCAATTCGTTTATGAGCTTGCTTTGTACTTTCTTCCACACGGATAACCCTCTCTGATAGCTCATTTGTACGTCTTTCATTGGCTTTAATATCGACCTGGATGTTTGATACCCCTGTGCTGATATTCGTCAATGTCGTGCGAATAACAGCTAATTCAGAGGCATCGTTTTTTACATCGTTATCTCTTGTGCGATTAAATGTTAAAAAACCAATTAATAAACCTCCTATTGCGCAAATAATCCCGATTTGAATATCGATTGACACTTGACCGCCCCCTAAAAATAAAATAAATCTATATAAAAAAGAGCCCATAAATGAGCTCTTCAACTTAAAATATTTTATTTTGCTTACGATGTCTTTTCTTCCCATTCCGCCATTAATATATAGTGTATTTCCCACTTTTTATGTTCTCAAATGTTTTTTCAACAATAATCCTTCCACCTTCACCAAGCTCATACAAAGAAGATAAAAACAACATAGTTTTAGCTGCATTATTTTCGAATTTCCAAGATACGTTATTAAATTCACAGTATTGGATTCCAATATGGCCTTCAGCTCTATATATTAAAGTACAATTATTAAAAACGCATTGAGAATAGTCTTTATTATCCAAATCAATCGTCTGATTATTGAATGTTTTGTTTTTAAAATACTCTATTTTTTCTTTGGTTTCAAAATCCGAGTTAATATTTTCAATTTTTATGCCACTTCTCATATTTTCGATAAATAACGTTTCATCTTTAAAATCACTTGGTGCATAAAGAACTTTTGAATTAAAATTTAAAGTTGCAAAGAACAGCAAAACCAAGATTACTGTGAAACCCATAATAAACCAAATAAATGTTGGTTGCAGGCTTTTTTCAATTAGACCTAATGCTGTCACCATCGCTCCTTCAATAAGACCAGCAAAAATTCCAATAATGGTTAAAGGGTTGACTATTTTTTTAGGTTTTTGGGCCATGATATTATCCTCTGTTCCAAAGATAGGTTAATTATTTACCAGTGGATCTTTTTCAAATGAAGTTTTAAGTGTTTCAAACCAATATTGATACCCTAAATCATTTGGATGACGATCATCAGCAAGTATTTCTTCAAGCTGTTTATGATTTTGCTCTCTAAGTGATTCTATCCCAGAATAAACATCAACATAGTTTAAATGATTTTCTTGTGCAAAAGTTTTTAGCGCATTTACGTAATCCTGATAGCTGGAACCTAATTTATTTTGATTTTGAAATCCTTTAATTTGATCAGATGATTGTATAATTATTAGACAATTAGGATTCTTTGCCTTGATTTGAGAAATAAAATACAATACATCTTTTTCAGTTTGGTCTATGGATATATTAGATAAATAATTATTGATAATTGTTGGTTCAATAATAACTAAGTCAGGATTACTCGCCACGACATCATTTATCTTATTTTCTGAGATAAGACGTTGAGTTGTGTAACCACCAAATCCGCTGCTATTTAAGGTTATTGGAGAAATGCCTTGTTGGTTATTTAAAAAACTGGTAAGCAACTCACTCCATTTTTTATCAGGAGAGCTAGACCCGGCTCCTTGTGTAACACTACTTCCGAATACAGAAAGTGTAATTTGTTTTTCTTGAGTTGATGTATACTTTAACCAATCTAAAACACTGTTAAATTTATTCTTTTCTAACAACGCTTCTTTTTCTTTTTGTTTTTGTAATTCCTGTTGTTGTTCTTTTTTAAATTCTTTAGCCGCATTTGAGTTGGCTACTTCAACATTGTGGTTAAAATACTTCGGTCCTATTGTAAATACGAGTACTAATAATACGAATAATAATAATAATACGAATGATTTTTTCAACGCTAATCCCCCTACTGAATTTTTACCATTTATCACAATAAAGTATATAGGTAAGAAGGATTAGCTACAAGACTTTTTCCCATTTAACTTACATATCCTAAATCCTTTAGTTTTTGATAAACTTGATTGGCGACAATATTATATCCTGCATCGTTCAAGTGAACAGCATCACCAGAAGCTCTCAAACTCGTCGGAATTTCACCATTTACAATATCTGTATTATCCTGTGCTGTTGGTGTTATTCCCGCATCAGATAATCCATAATTCAGTAAATAAGTTCTTATATCTAAGAATCGGAATCCAAATTCTTTTGCAAGTGCGATATTCACATTCACAATATCCGGCATATAAGAAAGAGCAGTCATACCAATTACGATATATTTTTTTGTTCTTAAATAATCTTTCATCGATTTAATCTTATTGATGACTAGATCTTGAACATTTGATCCACTCGGCTTATCATTCGTACCTACCCAAAATACACTAATATTATCACGATAATTTTGCATGGCATAAGTAGTAAGAAGTGTTGGTCTATTAATCGTTACTGCATTTCCAGCAGTTGTTCTTGTAAATGTAAAAGTTCCATTTACATCAGTTGCATTGGCTCCTGTCCACGCTAATGTTCCTTGAACACCTGCTATCGTACATGGGTTTATTGATTGGTTAAGACCTGATCCTGATAATAGTGTTGTTTGATTGTTTCCAAAAATATCTTTCAATCCACTATTAGCGTAAGTACCAATCTGTACAGGTGTTGTTCCGGCAGGAATAGTAATATTATTAACCCAAACAGGGAGACCACCTTGACGTAAAGCAATTTGTGATGAATTTTCTCCCGGAATTCCCATGTTATAAACTGTTTTTCCAGTTAATGTACCTAAAACAGAAGGATACGCTTTTGTATCTGCAGAAGTACCAACTCCACGAGTTAAACTATCTCCCCAACAATTTATATAATTTAATGAGTAATCCGTAAGAAAATTTTGATACCCACTTTCTAACGAATAAGCAATATTTGCTGTTTCTGCATAATCAGCATTCATACCTTTAATTTGTAAATTTACAATATCATCGTCTAGTGCTGTTACATCATAAATCTTTTGGGTTACTTTCAATTTAACTCCACTTGTTGCACTTGAAATTCCCAACATAATAGCTGTATTAGACGAGGAGGATGAAGTAAATTTATCTACAAAAGTAACTGATTGACCTGCGTTTAGGGCAATAGATGTGCCGACCTGTGCCCCATTAGTTAAAACTGGTGAAGTGACTGTTGGCGAATTGTTGTAAGCTATTTGTCTTTTTGTAATAGGAGAGTTAACAGTTCCGATGTTTTTTACAATACTTATGCAAACATATCTATTTCCATTGGTGTTAGGTACAGCAAACCCAACATTTCCAAATGTTGAATTCGTTGTAAATTCAACTGTATTTGTACTATCTAAAATTAGCGTTGTTGTATCTATACCATTTCGCATAAGCACGTTATTAGCGAGTTGCGTTAAATCTTTTACAGTGTTTTTTAACTTTGTCTCAAGTTGTTTTGCTTTTGAATAAGATATAATTGGTTTCATTGTAGGTACCACGTCCCTTTATAGTAGATATACACGTCTTTTGTATCCACTATTAAAAGATCATCCCCATCTTTTACGCCGTCGGCTGAAGTCGGTTTTGTTTCGGATGATAATCTGAAAAAGCTTCCTCTTATTTGCATTAATGGCACACCATTATCACCTTGAGCAATCACATATGCATCCAGAGATGCATCATAAAATTGTGGAGCTATTTTCCCATTTGCTGTTTGTAAATCTTTATTGTTTGCAGACATTCAATCACCCCAAATCATTAATTATATTGATTAAAATAAAAGAATCATTAGGAAAAGTTTCTACTCTAGCATCCGGGAATGTTACTTCAAATTCAGCTTGAAATGATCCTGACTCATCTGTATCCCCCTGTTCAAATACCATCCACACGATGCCATTTACTGCATCTTGAATCTGTGCCGGTTTATCCACTTTAACGGTACTGCGTTTAGACATTAAAAAACGAACCGTTGCTCCAGTTAAATCAACCGGACCCGATTCGTTTGAAAGAGTAGCTTTTATATTATCTTTGGTATCATTGCATTTAATTGTTACTGTTGCCAATTTTTAAACCTCCTTATGCTCAGGAGTTGTCTGACCATACCATAAAAACTCATAGTCAGTGTGGATCCGTACTATTTTCACATCGACTTTATTATAAAACGGTTGGATATCTACCTTGTTAAAAAAAGGCTGCACATCAACTTTTCTTGAAATTGGTTCAATGGTTACTATATTCATAAAGAAGCGTCCTTCCCTTCATCAGCTTCGATTGACTTCACACAATGGTCTTTCTGAAATAAATTAAGCAGTTTACACATAAAATTACAGAAAGGACAATCATGCTTTGCTAAATGCTTGCCAAGGCGCGAAGAAATCGTCTCATCGGGATCCCCGAATGCCAAAGTATTCAGGAATTGATCTAGGGAAATGAGTATATTCCAAATATATTTTTTTACCATGTTACCGCATCAACTCCAGCTTTATCGGTAGCCGAATCAACTTGCGCTTTTAAACTATTCAGTTTTGCTATTTGACTATCTCCAAAAGAATGCCCTGCAATAAAAACTTGATTGAATTGGTCTTTTGTGTGAAGCAAATAACCAGAATCGATAGTTTTATAGTTAACTGTCGTGAAATTAGGATCAATTGCAAAACGGTTAATTGTTGCGTTTAGCCAAACTTCATCAACTAATAAACTTTGATAGGTATGTTCAACTCCAAGTGCTGACGATGTAAAACCGCCCATAATAGTTAAATCGCATTTCATGTTTAACTCTGCTTTTTTTGCATCTTTGACGTATTGCAATAAAGTTGCATCTGTTTCTGATTCTACCCATGCACCATCCACAAATTTAGCTTTAAATAAACCATCTTCCGGTTTAATTTCTGTGCAATCATCCGGAATATTTTCATTATCATTTAATTGTAACGGCTCTATATAAATTCCATTAGAGTCAAACCGATAAACTTCAACCATCTGTCTGCCTCCTTATCAACTTAATGTAACAGTTAATCCGTCTAATGAGACATAATAGTTTGACACTGCAGCAACGATCAATGTGCCATCTGCATTTAAATCTACCTCACCTATAACTATATTGCTGCCGTTATGACAAACTGTAGTTAGCCCTGTGTTTTTGATAGGCCTAAAACCAGCGGGTAAAGTAGCAATAACAGTTCCAGTTGTTGATGTGCCATTTTTTATTCTACCTTTTAATTCTAAATTACCATTTTTATTTATTCGGTAACTAGCATTCGCATAATTTCCACTACCTTCATTCACCCATCCATTTTGAAGAGTTAATGATGCCCAAGCTGTGCTTTGATCTGTTCCTAGTTCTTGCCAACCTGTCCAAGTTCCACCGTTACAATAGTTTGTAAAAAGTGTATTCGTGTAATCAGTACACCAAATAAATGTGAATCCAACTCCTGTTGTAAATGCAATTCCTCTAATAGATTTACCTGATGGTGGTCCATTCAGTACACCACTTGCAGCATAAAACATATGCGCTCCATTACCTAATGCAGCTATATTTGCAAGAAAATCTTGAGTGGTATCTGTTTGGTTTAAACTTTGTATACCTGTAAATATTCTTTCATCTGTGATATTTCCGGCAGTAATCGTACTTACATTTGCATTTACTTGGACCTTAGCTAATGATATTTCCCACCTTGTACTATTTTGCGTTAAGGCAGGAGCAGTTGGCGAAACGGCCGGAATACCTTGTAAGACCGCTAATTGTATAGAATCAGCTGTGTAATCCAAACGAACCACAACCCTATCAATTCTCGGGTTAGTGGCATCAGCTGTAGCAATCGGCAATACTACTTCATTCGTTACAGATTTATAGAAATGTCCTTGAATAAAGCCATGGCCAGTCTTAATTTTGCACTGCATACCCGTGCTGTCTGCATATACCAATAGCTCATTTAGCTTCCCTTTTATGACACCAGTAGCAAGCCAATTTTGAGCCATATCAGACCAATCCTGGGGTGTTTGAATTAAGGTCGAAGCTAATGGATAACCTATTTGAGTCATTTTACCAACTCCTTTCTAAATTGCTGACCCTTCTTTTCAATTTCTTCATCTGGTCTATAATCTTCGTAGTATTTTTCGATAACGAATCATCTGATCCCACAGTGGGTGAGATAGTTTCACCATTGTTATCCAAGGTAATTTTCACTTCTCTTACAACATCCTGAATGACATCTAATTTTTCTTGGATTTGCCTTACTTTTTTAGTTTCTATAGAATCTGTTTGATAAAAAGAAATAAAATAATTCAATGTTTCTTTTTCAATCAACTCATTTGGCTGTGTAATGACAATTGAAACCTTATCACCAAGGTTATAATCTTTTCCGAATGATAATTGTGGTGTATCAATGGGAACAAAACTAAAGCTGTTTTTCTCCGCTTGATTGGTTAATTCCTCATTCATAGCATTTGTCAATTCGGTTGAGTCGGTTGTATCCCGTCTATCCACAAATACCTCGCGCCGCCAATATTGAACAATGCTGTTATTATCGGCTTTCCAGTCGAGGATTCTTGCAGCGCCTTCACCACTTCCTCCGACAATGACCAGATTCGCAGTAGGGTCCTCATTTTTATAATCAAAGCTTGATATATTCCCTAAAATTGGACTAAAAAAAGCAGACTTTGTTTTGTCTGCAGGCTGAAAAACTTGAAATTGTAATTCGTTGTCCACTTGGATAACATTGAACCCAAGCCCTCCACCTTGTAAGGCTATAGAAGCCAACAAGTCCAATAAGTTATCAAACCTCGCTCGACCTGTTATTGTTGTTCCTAGTCCTGCATCAGGTTGAATACTTAACCATTGACGACCACTAGCCGCGTTTGGACCAGCATTGTAATCAACATATTGCTTCATAATCGTTTCTGCCGGTCCTGTTCGCACATCATAAGCTTGTGTGCTAAATAGCCCATTTGTTTCCGGATAGGCTAGTGTCCTAGATAAATGCAGCATATCATCCAAACCGCCAAAAGTGATTTTATCCCCATTGTCTTTATCGAATGTGCGATACCTACTGGTAACAGTTCCGGAAAAAATAGTTTGACCATCTTTTTTAACAATGATTCCAGAATGATTTTTAATCAATTCCCTAGCAGAAAAAGTATCAGTGGCAATATCCAAAGTAAATGAACCTACCGCATTAAAACGTGGGATTAATTCTAGTTTTTCAAAATCAGTGATCTCACCGACTTTATTAAAATTTTCATCACGCAAATAAACATGGTACATATTATGGCCCCCAATATCTGTTGCGGTAGGTTAATTGAATACTGGAATCTGAAGTTGCATTTGCCATCTCAATTTGTATGCTATTATTTCCTTGTTGTAAAGACCACAATGATGAATCGTCGGATAATGTATAAAATAAGTTAGTTTCATCGCTTTTTGTCACTGTCTTGTTATAGAGAGTTGTATCAATCGTGATCGTTTCCCCTACATCTAAGGTGACATTTAAATTTGTTGTCTCACCTGTGGAAAGATTGCTTATCACAATGTTTTCTCCTGGTCCTGTGATAATCCATTCCGGCCATGTTTCCACATCGCCTTGATTATTGATTGTAACATTGGCAAAAACCGTTGATGATGCTAATCTTAAAGGCAATATTGGGAAAAACAGTCCGGGAGATTCGTTAATCATAAATGTTTGAACAATCGAACTGTTATCATACCAATATGGATCAAATGCCTTGAAAACAACATTTGCCCGTTGCCATGTTAACCCAGTCTCTGCAAAATCTAATCCACTGGCATACCGGCATGTAATATATCTTTGACTGCCATCTTCAGCTACGCACTTTAATTGTCCATCACCTAATAATGGATTAAATACAGCCAATAAATTTCTTATTTGTGTCCGTAAATCGCTTGTAGAAATCCCCATAATTTCAAGAGGTAAATCAATTTCCCGTGATTTAACATTCAATTGTTTCAATTTGCTGCCAGGCTGAAAAGGTACAGTTTGTTCCACATATTCAATAGGTGGCATAAATCGACCTGATGGTCCAATAACTACTTCCACATTCTCTGTACCACTTAATAATGTTTCTCTACCTGAAGGATCAATCCAAGAAAAAACTTCCCTAGACATTATTTAGAACCTCCATTCTGTGCAAGGCTCTTACTAAGTCATTTTCATTCATATCCGCTTTTAAGGCATTCACTGTTACGTTGTAAGTTTTACTTGTTCCACCTAACATTTTGTTAGTATCGCGACTATTCTTGATTACTGATCCGCCTGGTGTATACATCAATTCAGGTCCGTTTTCTCCGACCATATGCCACCCGGCAATAGCATTATTTGTTCCGGCTGCATAGCCCATGTATGAACCGCCACTCATCATAGATTTAATACCAGGTACGTTAAATACGCTGCCATATCTGTCCATAATGTAACGAATACCAGCTACCGCGTTTGCAACTGGATTATAAATATCACCTAATCCTTTGATGGAATAGCTGGAAAATACAGAATCAATGGTCTGAAATAACCCTTTAGATGGGTGCCCGGCCTTTGCGTTGCTGTCCCATAAGTTGATAGATTTTGGATCGCCGCCTGATTCTTTCTGAACTAAGGTGCTTAATGGACCTAACCATGAAGATGGAGCACCCACAATCGATAAAGCAGATTGTATCCATCCTGACACATTGCCGTCTGCCGATCCTCCGTCAGAAAATAAGCCTTTGACAAACCCACCGACATCCTTAATCTTTGATAAAATGCCACTTCCACCGCCATTAAAAAACCATTGCACATAATCTTTTATTTTACCTAGTGAGTGGAAAATACCGCCACCAAAATCTGAAAATACTGCTTTTCCTAAGTCTAATAGATTGCCACCGGACAAACCATTAATTAAGCCATCCAATATATGGCCGCCCATTTCGTAGAATACTTTTGAAGGACTATTTATGCCTAGCGTTTTCTTGAATTGTTTTAATAATTCATTAGCTAGCCCCATAATTCCGTCTGTTACCCAATGGATGCCGTCTTGTATTCCGTCCGAAATTCCTTTTGGGATATTTTTGGCTGCATCGATTAAATCTTGAAACTTAGTTTTTCCGGTATCTACAATTTTTCCAAACCAGGTACCGATATCGTCAACGAATCCCTTAACGCCGTTAACTATCCATTCCCAACCGCCGGAAAATAAGTCTTTTATAAATGCGAAAAATCCACCTACACCTTTTAATATCTTCGCGATAAACAATAGATTGATAGCGTTCCAAATTATTTCTATCGCGCCGCCTAAAATGTCTTTGATTCCTTCCCACAGCGTTTTCCAATTCCCGGTGAAAATCCCGGTAAATACTAAAATTATGCCTTGTATAATTTTTATTGCACCGTCTATTATGCCTTTTATGTTGTCCCATACTGATTTTATGATAAATTCTAGAACCGGGGCTAATGCGTGAAAAATAGCCGCTAAAACTGCAAAGAAATTTTTAACCGCCTCTGTAATTTGCCCACCGTATTGATCCCACCATTTTTTTATTTGGGAAAATTCGTCACCGCAAAACTTTACAATATCTTGTAAAATAGGCATGGCTATTTTTTTAATAGTGTCAAAAATCGATATAAAGGAATTTGCAATGCTATTTTTCCCACTGAATAAATGCTGACCGAATTTTGATATATCATCAAAAAATGTTTTAATATCTATCTTTATACCTGTTATATAAGTTTCTATGTGACCGATTAATTTAGGTGAAATCCCTAATTTTTCTAGGATAGAAACCCCTTGAATTGTATCACCGGAGAAAAATTTGAAAATACCTTCAATTGCTTGTTTTCCTTTATCCATTACCGAACCAATTTGGCTAAACTCTTTTTTAATGTTGTTGGCGAAATTCATAATCATATCTGCACCATTTTTGCCGAATGTCGTTTCTAATGATTGTTTAAATCCATTCATATCCCCTTTGGCTAATGAAACGAACCCATCCATCAAAGGCATTAATTCGTCAAGCCCTTTTTTTAAGGCATTAAATAGCGGTTTAGATAGTGTTCCGGCTAAAATGTCCCAATCGTCCTTGAGTGTTGATATCATACCCGTAAATGTTTGTGATTGCGCCGCCGATGCTCCTTTTACACTGTCGGCAACACCATTAAAGGCTTTCATGTAAACATCAGACGAAATTTTACCCTGTGAGGCCATTTGTTTTACGGCTGCAACGTTTGTTCCCATTTCTTTGGCTAACGCTTTGTAGATAGGTACACCGCGATCCTGTAGAATGTTTAGGTCTTCGGTATAAGCTGTTCCGGATTGAATAACCTGAGACATTTGCCGCGTTAATTCTTTTGCATCATCGGCCTGGATATTAAACGCCCCCGAAACGTCCGCGATTTTGTTCAGACTGTCGAATAATTGTTGCCCGGACTGGCCCGCGTTGTACATATATTTGGCCATTGTGTCAACATCTTCCGTTCCAAACTGCGTAGATTTAGCGAAATTTGAAATATCCGCTAGCATCTTTTTTGCTTTATCCTGGGAACCTAACAATGTATTCCATGCAACCGTTGAATTTTCAACCATTGAGTTATAGTCCACACCTGTTTTTGCAATATATCCGCCTAATGCAGATAGGGCGCCCGCTGCTAAAGTTTTCATAGACAACAAAGAGCCTAAAAACTTATTACTTGATGATTCCATGCCGCCAAATGCTTCACGCATGGCCGCACTTGCTTGGTCACGAGCGCTTAAAATAATCTCTACTGTGTTATTTCCTCTTGCCATTTATCCACCCCCTCACTTATTGGCGTTATATTGGTCGATAATGCTTTGAATTAGTTCAAATGCTTCAATCCATCTTGCTGGTTGATCAAAATATCCACCTTCAAATGGCAAGCAATGAAATTTTTCACACATTAAATAAACCTGAATATATTCGTTGCTATATCTGCCGTTTCCCATTAGTTGAGAAACGGCTGATATTAGTTTTTTCTTTCTGTTTCTTTAAGCTGGTTCATTTCATCGACTTTAGCTGAAACTTGCATAAAAACATCTTCATCTAAAGCCTTAACAGTATCTTCATTAACAGGCTCTTCGCTTGACCATTTAACAATAGCTTGGGCAACTTTATAATGTTGTACTTTTAACATTTCCCCGGATTGCGCCAACATTTCAGCCGGCATATCAGCATCACTTTTAGCAGTTTGCATCGCTTTTAATGCTTCTGGTCCAGCTTGAGCAAAAGTCTTGATTGACCTGCTCTTAATTTCATCTAAAACACCTTTAGAAAGATGCTGTAATTCAATATAATCATCACCAAAAGTTAAACGTTCAGTTGGTTTATTCTTTGCAAATAACATAAAAATCCCCTTTCAATTAATAAGCCGTTTTTGTATTAATCAATGTGAATTTAGCAGCATAAGAAACACTTGGATCGTACTCAGCCCATCCATCAAGAACGGCAGTAATTACCCCAGCTCCTGAAACGTTAATAGGGAACGCATTGAAATGGAACTTCGAAACGTCCACTTGGAAAGTGAAATTATATCCTGTTTCAATCAGTGCTCCGACCAATTTAATCTGCAAAGGAACTTCATTTTGAGCAATGAAAAGGTTGTACTCTGTTAGGTCTTGAAGCTCAACAGTGAGCTTAATTGGGAATGTACGCTTTCCATTGCGTAAAATACGGTTAATATTTCTTGTTCCATCAAGTGTAGGACGGGCATCTAATGAGTTTTTCACTCCAATTTCCACGCTGGATATATTGGCATTCGCTGCACTGTTTAATGTCACAGTGGCCATATTCCAAGTGAATGGTTCTTGAACATCATAACTAGGAATAGTTTTGGCAATGGTAGTCGCTGATTTAGCTAAGAAAGCCGCTTTACAGTTTAAAACCTTCTTGTCTACACCAAAGGTAAAGTCTAATTCATTGGCCACGCTGCCGGTATATTGCCAGGCCGTTCCTAGGTCCCGATTAATTTCAAGCGTGTATGGTGGAAGCGCACAGTTAGGTGCAAAATTTGCTTGTGATGGTGTAAAAACATGTTGGTATGCAGTCGATGCCCCAACCTTAGTAGATACCGGAACCCCAATGGATGATCTTAGGAAATTCCCAATTCCATTAGGATATGCATCAAAAGTAATATCTCCAGCGACGGTATGAGCCCCTTCAAAATAAGAAGATTCATCCACAACACCATTCATAATTTCACTTTTTACTTGTTCAATGGTTTCTGTGATTGTTTCAGAAGCAAATCGGACATAATCTGTTGCTGCAGCAGCCGTTCCAAAAGTGCTTTCTTTTCCTAGTCCAACATGTGATAAAGATCCAATCGGCATTATTCAGCACCTACCTTTTCATTTTGGATTACATTTTCTTTCATAGAAAAAAGCCCGGTCGCGAAAAGTGTCTCGTTAAAATCCACTTCTTGACCAGGCTTAAAAACTCCAAATCCAATAATCTCTTTTTCTACTTCTCCAATATAAATCATTCATTAACCCCCTATCTTGGTTCCTGGGTATATGCAATTAAAGTTAACTCAGACATTAACATTGCATTCGATTGACTGGCAATTACGGAAACATCACCTGTATAAACAGTGTTATATAAACACTGTTCATTTAAAGAAACATTTCCTCTTAATGTTTTAAGAGTGTTTGTAACTAATGTTCTTAATGTTGTTTGTGGAATACTTATATCTGTAGAATTAATGGGAATGTATAATCTTATAAACCATTTCCATCCATAAAGTATGGATCCCATTGTTTGCTCTTCTCCTGTAAAACCATCAAAGTATAAAGTTGTTGCTGGCAATTGTGGCATATCTTGTGGTTCATAGTCGAATGCAGCATTAATACCCTCAACACCTGCTAAAATATTTTTTATATTGGTTGCCATCACATTCAAATCAACTGCCATTTTGTATCGCCTCAATCGCTTTTTGTACACCATCAGAAAATAAACTGTTAACTTGTCCGCTTCCTTGCATCCTAGACCAAACAACATCAAACGGGTTATATGCTTTTAACCCCGGATGGTCAACACCTTTAGACAAAATCATCTTTCCGTTGTATTTGAACCTTAAAAACTTACCATTTCTCGGCTCTATCCTGTGTGGGGTTGCTCCGTTTTCCAAAATATTTGCAATTCTACTTCTTGTGTATATTAATGATTTCGTTTTTGTTGTTGAACTCCTAACACTTTTTACATATTTTCCAGATTGAACAAGTCCATCACTTCTAATTTGAGCTTTAACTTGTTTACTACCTTCTTTTGTTACTGCTCTCAATCCTAATTGGGTTGCTCTTGGAGCGATTTGACTGTTATTTCGCAATAATCGTTGTAAAGAAGGACTTATATCCAAATCAATTCTAAGATTATCCATTAATTGATTATTTGTATTAGCCAATATTATCAACCCTCACATATGGTTGTAGCATTAATTTTACTTGCACAGGTATTGCATCCTGCTTAAAGACAAAACCATCTGCAAATTGAGTGCTAAAGTTAGCTAAATCTGATTTATAAAAAGACATGACATATAAAATACACGACTGTTCGAGATCCGCTGGGATTACATCATATCCTGCTGTATAAGTTACTAAAATATTACCGTCACCTTGAGGCCAAAAAGCATTATGCCAGCGATAATAGTAGTCAACATCTATACCTGTATATTTGCGGACTAAAATACCAGGTTTTTTTTTCACTGTATATTGATCGGTTGTTAAAAGGGTATCGTTTAATGTTACAGAATCTACAGAAACAACAGGATAATTTAATAAATTGATATATTTATAGTTATTTCCATCATATTCTTCATCCACATATTGCTGTTTTTTGAAAGAACGCTGACAGTAATTTTCAATAGATGCTGAACAAGCATTAATAAGACCTTCAATCCTTGAGTCGTCACCTGTATTATCTAACGGTATTTTCAAGTATTCCTTTACTGCATCAACTGTTGTTAAAGCGTTGGAAAGTAAAGTCATTGAGACACCCCCATATTAAAAAAGGGAACCTCAAAGGCTCCCTTAAACAAATTAATCAACGATTGCACTAGGAACAACTGCTTGGTTGTATTTAACATCAAGAATAAACTCAACAGAAGCAAAGTTTGTTGCAGATGCACTAGCCCCAATTCTCACCTGCAGGCAATCAAATCCATTATTAATATCCAGTCTATTAGCCTCAATTTGAAAAACAACGGTTTTATTTTTAGCTGTATTGGCTACAGTATAGGAAACACCATCTGCTTGTCTTGTAAATTGATCAGTTACTGATGTGTCTTCATTTGCCCAAATTGGAACATTACTTACAAGTGCTTTTGCTCCTGTTCCAGAAACATCCTGCGATTGATAAAGTGAAATTTGAGTAGCGTTTGCTACTGCTTGGGTTAATTGAACAACAGCAAAAGCAACAATTGTATTTTTTAAGCTTACATACTTACTGTTAATAGCAGTATTGGTTGTTTGAGGCTGTGCACCTTGTACGACAGCTGCTTGTTCTACTAATGTCTTCATTTTCATGTCTCCTTTTTAAGAAAAATAGACGGAGAAAACTCCGTCTTTATTAGCGAGCTTGTAAAGCTACGAAACTAGATAGTGTATTAGTACCCTTGAATGGAGTAATAGGTGCTGTACGGTATGTTTGACCATTAAAACGATAGATAAAACGGAAAACAGACTCGTCATAAAGGAAACGAACGTGAATTGATACATCTGTTTGAGCTTTCGTTTTATCAATTCCAAGATATTGAGTGGGATCTGCAAGAACAATATCACCAACTGAGCCCAAAGCATTCGCTTGTTCAATTGTTTGAACAGGACGACCTTTGATGGTTCCTTTTTGAATATATTCTAGTGCATATGGAGACATCATAGTGTTTCCACCGCTAGTAAATGTCATATCGGTCAATTGGCCTTCAGCTTCTTGGTTAATTAGCCATACTGCATTTGAACGGCTTCTCGCAAGAAGTCTTTGCCACATTTTTGTAATATTGGAATGCACAATTGTACCAGCTGCTTGTCCGGATTCTTTATTTTGAGTTACTAATGCTCCAGAATTAAGGATTCCTGTTGGTTTACCTACACCATCACCGTTTAGAATAGCATCATCAACCTTGAAAGACATCTCTTCCGAATATGCTTGAGTAATAATAGCCTCTAAAGCTGTTGCATCCTGTAATAGTTCGTCAGTGCTATAGCAAAGCGCAATTAATTTTTCTAGCTTCATATCGATGTCACGGAATTTTGGTTTGGAATTACCTACTGTATCAGCTTCACCAGCCCAGTAAGCTTGCACACCGCCCCAACGTGATCCATTGGCACGTGAATTCTCATCCACACCAAGTGCCTTTAATCGATTAGTGTTATCTCCAATTGGAATCATCTTAATTAGTTTTGCAAGAACAGATTGTTCTTCCATAGTAGATTGAAGGCCATCAATAAACTGAGCATCTAGCAAGAAGCCGCCTTCTGATGAAATACCTTCACCCATTCCGGAAGCAGCGTTTTGGACAGACAAACGGCTGTCAACATAGCCACCAGGACGGTAAGCTTTTTGTACTGCTTGCAAATACTCACCCATGTTCTTCCATTTCTTATCCTCAGGATTTTTAGGAACAGCAGGGACAATGATTTTAGAATTTGGCGCCGGTTGCTGTGCTGCAGCTTGAGCAGCTAATACTTTTTCTTGTGCTTCAATTGTTTTTTCGAGATTTTTAATCTCTGTTTCTAGAGTATCAAATTGATTTTGTTCATCTTCTGTCATAGCACGGCCAGCTTCTACAGCTGCCTGTACTAAAAGATTTTGTTGTTCCAATTTGTTTTTTAATTGTGCTTTTAAGACCATAGTTTCTTTCTCCTCTCATTATTGAGAATAATTTGTTTGTATAAATTAAAATCCACAGGTGGTTCTGTCTTTTTAACAGGCTCCTGTGGATTATTGTTTTTATTCAATTGCATTGATCGTTTCAAATATTCATTTAAAAACTCTTTGGTTGATTCAGAAATAGTGTTTTGTACTCTAGAACCAGAAAATGCAAAGGAACTGATTGTATCGTCTTCCTCTCCTTCATCCTGGTATAAGATTTTGTCAATAAATCCTTCTGCAAGAGCTTTTTTTGCACCCATATATGTTTCTTGGTCCATTAAAGCACTAATATCATCTTCGGACTTTCCCGTTTTTAACTGATATGCATTGATAATTGTAGACTTTACTTCATCAAGCATATTGGCATATTTCCTTAAATCCTTTGACTCTCCTTGAATGCCACCGATCCATGGATTATGAATCATCATAATCGCTGTTGGTGACATACAAAGCTCATCCGCAGCCATAGCAATGACAGATGCTGCGGACATTGCTACACCGTCGATTTTACAGGAAACATTCCCGTTGTGTTCTTTCAAGGCTGTATAAATACAAGAAGCTGCATATACATCTCCACCATAGGAATTTATCCAAACGGTTAAATCTTGCCCGGAATAGTTTTTAAGCTCCGCCATAAATCCTTTTGCATTGAAGCTTTCAATTCCAAATAGCATATCCCAAAAATCTTCTTCCATCTTGATATCGCCATCAATTCTAAGCTCAATATTTGTGTCTCCAGTTGAATCATCTTGGTTTTTGATGAAATTCCAAAATCTCACTAAGCTCCCCTCCTTTCATTGATCATGTTATATATCTCTTCAACCAAAGCAGCTTTGACCGCTACAGTTGATGTTGTAGGCTGTTGCTGTCCAGCTTCAAACATGTTACTTGGTTGTAGATAAATATCACCATTAGGAATAGGATCTAGGTTTTCCATACGGCGAATATCGTTGACTGAAAGCCAACCCCATTGTCTGCCGGTTGCATAAGCTTCAGCTCTCGTCTTGGCATCACCGCGAAGTAAGGAATCGATTTTAAATTCAAAGTACATTCCTTTTCTTTTTTCCTCAGGTGTGAGTAGCTGCAAATTAAAATTCTCTTCCCACCTCTTAAACCAAGGAAGCATGGTATACATGACAAATTCTAGGCTTTGCTGTTCAATATTGTTGTTTGTGGACCGTGATAATTCTTGTACCAAGTGAAGGGGAACTCTGTATAGTCTACAAATATCCTCAACAGTAAATCTTTTACTCTCAATGAATTGAGCATCTGTAAGATTCATAGATACTTGAGTGAATTTTCCTCCACCCTCAAGGATAATAGGTTTACCTTTGTTTCTCATCCCAGCATAATTCGCATTAATATCCTCTTTTAAACGTTTGAATGCTGGATCGCTTAATTCACTGGGATATTCAAAAACACCTGATGTAGTTACCCCGTTTTGATAAAAATTATTGGTGAAAATATCTTGGTTATGTCCGCTGTTAATAGCATTCTGAGCATAAGTGATCGGAGTTACACCTATATATCCATCCAATGTTAGCCCAGGAATATGCAAGATATCATCCCGTGTAAATGTTCCGTAGTCTTCCACGACATATTCAAGCTGATACGTAGTGTAGTTAAAAGAACAAGCCACCGCATACCAGGGAATAGGCCGTAATTGAATGACGTCCCCAAACGAATTTTTTACTTTTTGAGCAAAAAAATTGCCTCCTAAATTGATATTGGAGGCACCAGCTTCTTTAAATTGCCCTGGAGTCATATCGGGATTTGGAGCATATCTCAAAAGTTCAGCCGCATTGGAAGAAGTTTGTAGCCTGTTCCCATTTTCATCTTTTTGATATAAAAAAACGGGGCAACTCGCTAATGTTTCAGCCAATACCCTATTACAGGCAAAGACCGATGATAACTTTAAGGCTCTTACTCCCCATATTCGATTTCCACTCTCAGTAGGTACGATTTCACCCCTTAAAAAGTCATCAGAATATTGCTGTAAGAGCTCATATAGAGCATTTTTTGGAGTAAACGCAAGACGAATTCTATCTCGCAATCGCAAATTTTTCACCTCCTCATAGCAAAGATCTCATACCACGTTTTTCATAGATTGATTTTGTATCGACTTGTTCCATTTTGGCAGCTACTGCCATTGCATTTATAAGCGAAACGGTTAAATCTATACGGTCAATGGACTTATTTTTCATCGGTTTGATGTTCTCGTTCCCATCTACAGCAATGTGAACATTTCCAAAACACCATCTTGCAGCAGGGTTTTCCTCATGAAACATATGATTTGACCTAAGTAATCTTTCAAGTTCTTTCATCCCAGGAGACATACCGGACATAGTTTGAGGTATTTCCAATACATCAACATCTTGATTCATTAGTCTTTGGGTTAACATTCGGCTATTCCAAGGGTCTGTCCCAAGTGTTACAAACTCATATTGTTTGCTATGTTGTAAAATTCTTGCTTCAACAAATTCGTAATCAATAACATCTCCAGGGGTTGCATGCATAAACCCATCATTCACCCATCGATCATATGGAACTTTATCCCGTTTAATTTTTTCATTCATTTTATCTTCTGGAATCCATCCTTCACTAAGGAAATACCAATCGTCCAAGCCTTCCTGTGGAGGGAAAAGTAATGATAATCCAGTTAAATCAGTAGTTGATGATAAATCCAAACCGGGATAACACCGTTTCCCGAGTAGATCGCTTTTATTTATTTTCTTAACAGTTGTATCCCATAAAGTTAACGGCAACCATCCGACGGATTTTAAAGAAACCCACTGATTAAGCCTTAACCACCGAAATAACTTCTCTTTTGCCGGGTCATTCCGGGCTCCGATGGCTTCCTGTCTTACTGATTCAATATCAATCGTTACGCCTAAGGAGGGATTGGCCATATACCACGTTTGTTCATCAAAAATATCAGCATTTTCAGGAGCATTATAAATTTTGACATACCAATATGGGTCCTCAATTTCTCCTTCTGAAACTTTTCTGGCATACTCATGGACCTCCCAGCCGATTGATTTTTTATCCGGATCATCCCCGGCAGTGGTAATAACCCAATAAAGAGGTTCTTTACGGGCAGCACCGGAACCGAACGTCATAACATCCCATAAATCACGGTTAGGCTGTGCATGAAGCTCGTCAAAAATAACAACTGTCGGGTTAATACCGTGTTTTGTGAATGCTTCCGCGGACATTACTTTTAGAAATGTTCCTGTTTGGGAATTCGTTATTTCTTTTTTACTATCCGTAACCGTTAATATTTCATCTATGTCTTCATCCTGCTCAATCATTTGTTTCGCAGCCTTATATGTTAAGCTTGCCTGTTCTTTATCAGCTGCACAGCAATAAATCTGCCCGCCTGGAGGATCCAAAACTAAATGTTTTAAAGATAATGCCGCAATAGTTGTTGTTTTGGCATTTTTCTTTGGTATTTCTAAATAAGCATACCGATATTGCCGGTATCCTCTTTCATTTATGGTCCCATAAACATCCCAAAGGACATCATGCTGCCATTTTTGAAGGACAAATGGTTGCCCATAAAAATCATCTGTAAGGTTAAGCAGCTGGATAAACTCAATTACTTCCAGTGCTCTGTTTGCATCATGAGCCATGTCCTACACCCCTCTTTTGCAAGAAGGAGGACATTTTACTTTGTTTTGTTTCTTCTGGTGTTTTTGGAATGGCTTTTACCCTGGCAGTAGGGTTAAGAAAAAGCCTATCCTCTAATTTAAGAAGAGAATCACGGGTTTTATTAATGGTTTTGTAAATATCCATCTTTTTATCAACATCTAAATCCTCTTTATTTAATAACTCATGCAAACTTGCTTCTTGGCTAATGAGCATGCAGTAACGATTTATAATCTGTTCATCCAGTCCATCTACATATTGAATTTTTTTATATAATTTTTTCAGTCTCAAAAATTCTTTATGAGCAATCGGGTCTGATTTTACAGCAGGGGACTCTTTAAAGCTGGTGCCAGTATATAAAGACTTCTCGGCTTTCTCCCGGTGCTCCAATTCTTTTTTAGTCCGATGGCTTTTGCCTTCTAGTTTAAGCAATTGGACTGGTTTGCTGCCTCTTCCCGCCATAAAGCATCACCTCCTGCCTCAAAATTTCTGATTTTGGGAAAAAATTGAACGTGACTT